CGCAAAATTTTGGGGGTTAAGCATGGCTCGACGCCGACCGAGACAGTCCAGTCAACTCAAGCGCAAGGCGCCTAAACGCGAACCCTATGATCGCGTGCTCATCGTTTGCGAAGGTGAGAAAACCGAGCCGGCCTACTTTGAGGACCTGAGAAATCACTACGGCCTGAGTACAGCCAATATTGCTGTCACCCCCGCCACTGGCTCGGATCCGGTTTCTGTCGTTCGGTATGCCAAGCGACTTCAAAATGAAGAGAAGAAGCAGGGCGAAAAGTTCGACCGCATCTATTGCGTTTTCGATCGCGATGAGCACACCAATTTTAACGCCGCCTGCCATCAGGTTCAGGCAAATCGCTTTGAAAGCGCTCGCTCATGGCCTTGTTTTGAATATTGGCTGTTGCTCCACTTTGGCTACCAGCGAAATCCCTTTATGCCGACCCAAGGTAGAACAGCCGCCCAAAACTGCGGATCGGCTCTGCGGCAAAATTTCCCTGACTATACAAAGGGCATGCGCGGCGCGTTTCAGGCGCTTCTCCCTCGCATCGAGGAAGCAAAGCAGCATGCTGAAAGAGCGCTCCGAGATGCTAACGCAACAGGCGAACCAAACCCCTCGACCGAAGTCCACTTGCTGGTGGACTACCTACAGAACCTGAAAGAGAATCCATGAACTCGAAGCCCAACCTTACCGAATTGTAGTACCACACAGAGCCTCAATGGCCACTTCATCGAACGCGGCCCCGTCTTCTGCGCGGCGCGCCTGTTCCCCGGTGTATTCCTGCCACCGGCGGATGATCACATCCACATATTTGGGATCGAGTTCCATCACGCGGGCGCGCCGGCCGGTTTTCTCGCAGGCGATCAGGGTACTGCCTGAGCCGCCGAACAGGTCCAGCACGATGTCCCGGGTCTTGCTGGAGTTGCGGATCGCCCGCTCCACCAGCTCCACCGGCTTCATGGTCGGATGCAGGTCGTTCTTGACCGGCTTGTTGAAGAACCAGACGTCGCCCTGGTCGCGCGCGCCGCACCAATAGTGATCGGCGCCTTCCCGCCAGCCGTAGAGGATGGGCTCGTACTGACGCTGATAGTCCGAGCGTCCTAGGGTAAAGGTGTTTTTGGCCCAGATGATGAAGGTGGACCATTTGCCGCCGGCCTCGCGGAAGGCGCGCTGCAGGGTATCCAGCTCGCTGGATGACATGGCCACGTAGCAGGCGCCCTTGGTGACCGCCAGCAGATTGCCGAGGGCCGCCTCGAGGAAGGCATGGAAGTCCGCGCCCAGGTTGTCGTTCAGGATGCGGCGGTTCTTGCCCCGCAGCTTGTCTTTGGCGCTGTTGCCGTAATCGACGTTGTATGGCGGATCGGTGAAGGCCATGTCGGCCAGATCGCCCGCCATCAGGCTCTCGAGTTCCTCGCGCCGGGTAGCGTCTCCGCAGAGCAGGCGGTGCTCACCCAACAGCCAGAGGTCGCCGGCCTTGCTGACCGGTTCCTCCTCGACTTCGGGCACCGCGTCGTCGTCCGTCTGGCCGGACTCATCTTCCAGGCCCAACAGTTCGTCCAGCTCCTCATCGGAAAACCCGATGACGTCCAGGTCGAATCCCAGATCCTGCAGATCACCGAGTTCGAGTTTGAGCAGTTCCGCGTTCCAGCCAGCGTTCTCTGCGATCTTGTTGTCGGCGATCACCAGCGCCCGGCGCTGAGCTTCGGTGAGATGGCGCAGAACGATGACCGGCACCGTTTCGAGGCCCAGCTGCTGCGCCGCCATCAAGCGGCCGTGACCGGCGATGATGACGTTGTCGTCACCCACCAGGATCGGATTGACGAAACCGAACTCCGCAATGGAGCCCGCGATCTGGGACACCTGCCCGTCATTGTGGGTGCGCGCGTTGCGTGCATAGGGGATCAGGCGCTGGAGCGGCCAATGCTCCACCGACTCGACGCTGACTGTTTGCATGCTTGACCTTGGATGGAATGGGTGCGCACTGCGAACCTGCGAACCCGGTTTTCGGGTCTGCCGCTAGCGAAATCCGGCGGCCTTGCGCCCCGCACTGCGCGGCCGGCCAGGAAGGACCCGGGGGCCTGCCGCAGAAATCAAAAAGGCCACGGGGTTGGTGCCGTGGCCTCGGGTGCAGTTCGCTCGCGATCTTAGCCGGCATTGTGGCCGAAACCGGCGGTTTTGTCCCACCGGCGGTTTTGGCGTGTTCACGCGGAAACCTTCTCCTCTGCCAAACGTCTCGCGATCTTTAGCAACGCCCCTTCCCAATAGCGCTGGGCGGAGGTCTTCGGAAAGCCCGTCTCCCGCGAAATCGCCCGCCAGGTTGTGCGATAGGCACGCAACCAGATCAGCCGGCGCTCGCCGCGGTTGACCCAGCTGATCCAGGACAGGGTCTCCTCCATACGCGTCACCTGCTCCGGCGTGGCCTTCAGCCGTAGGGGACCGGGCTCCTGCCGCGCCAGCTCCCTCGGTTCGTAGCGGATCTCGGGCCAATAGCTCGCGTAGCCGAGGCTGCGCTCGCCGGGCAGCTTGCGCAGGGTGGTGACGCACTCCTCGAACCGTTGCGCGACCTGCTCTGCCGTCCACTTTGCCATCACGCACCTCCCAGGCGGTGTTCCACCGCCCAATAAGCCAGCGCCAGTGCGTCCGCCTCATTGTCGTCCGCCGGCCGGTGGCCGCGCTGCCGGGCGCTTGCGAGCATCATCGCCTTGCTGGCGTTGCCCTTGCCGGTGGCGTGACGCTTGATGGTCCCGACCGGCACGCCCTCGTAGGCGATGCCCTGGTGTTCGCACCAGGCGGTGAGGTGGGCCATGAAGCCACCGTAGGCGTGGGCGGCATCGACGCCGAGGTGGCGGCGTACCTCCTCGAAGAACACCATCCGGATCGGGCCGGCCTGGCTTTCGAGATCGCCCAGGAAACGGGTGAACTTCAAAAAGCGCATGCCGCCGCCCTGCCAGCGGTCGTTCTTGAAACGGGTCGTGCCACTGGTGATGACACCCTGGGCCGAGTGCAAGGCCCAGCCGGTGGTCGTGCCCAGATCAAGGCAGAGGATCACAGGCAGGCCTCGCGCCCGCAACATCCCCTCCCCGGGATGGAGAGCCTCCCCGGCCGGGGGCTCTCCTCTCCCGAAGGGAGAGTGGGTTCCCCCGCCATCTGAAAATCCGCCGCAATCCCCCGTGGGTTCAGGGTTTAGCGTCAGTTGGCAGCGCTCGCCCGCCATCTGCCGACTGCCATCTGCCAACTGACCCAAGCCCTTGTTTGCACTGGGTTCCAGTCGGCAGCCAGTTGGCAGATGGCAAATCCGCTGTTCAGATGGCAGCGAGGCCGCCATCCGTACGGGTTGATCATTCATGGGAGTCCTCCTCCTGATAGACCCAGACGTCCGGGTGCTCGACGGGCAGCGCGGCACCGGTCTGGGGACACTTGTAATGGGTGGGTTTGACGGGGACCGGCGTGTGGACCACTTCACCGGTGTCGGTGTCGATCCGTTCGGGGCCGGGCAGTGTCATGCCCTCGACGCACAGGTAGCCGAACTTGGTGCGCGCCAGGGGCTCGCGGCCGTAGTCCTGGGGATTGCGGAAGAACTTGATGTACCCTTTGGTGGCCAGGACACCGACCCGCTCGCGGATGGTGCGCTCGGCGCCCAGGCCAGCACGGCCTTCGAAGGCCTCGGCGAACTGAGTGGCGGTGTAGACCCGCCCGGCCTGGGCCTCGTCGAAGATGAGCTGCAGGATGACGTCGTGCTTGCGGCGCCGCTCGGCGTCCAGGCGCGCGCCGTAATCCCGGTTCACCAGCCGTTCGCCGTGCGGATCCAGCTCCACCCAGCGCCCCGCCGACTTGTCGACCCGCTTGGCCGCGAGTGCCGGGCCGTTGCGCAACTCGAACACCAGTACACGGTCGGTGCGCGACTCATCCGGCCGGTACAGCAGGATGCCGGTGGTGTAATAACCGCGCAGACTGCCGGCACCGGACAGGGCCAGGAAGGGGTCCTCCTCCACCTGCTTCTTGCCGATTTTCTTGGTGTGGTGGGCGAGGATGATGCCGGCCTCGGGATTGACCGCATCGCGCAGCCGCTCCACCCGTTCCCGCAGGAAGAACAGCATGGCGTTGTTGTCGTTCTCGCTGACCCCATCCGGGCCGCCGTCGAACACGTTGCGGATCGGGTCGATCACCAGCACGTCGAGCCCGCCTTCGGCCGCGGCACGCTTGAGCGCCTGGGTGACCCGGGCGACGCCTTCGTCGTTCAACACCAGCCGCAGTTGCGGCGTGACCAGCAGATTGTCGGCGGCGCGTTGGCTCACCGGCTCGGGCAGGCCCATCGACTGAATGCGCTCGCGCAGGTAGTGGTATTGCACCTCGGCTTGCAGATAGAAGATCCGCAGTGGCCGAGAGGGCGTCAGATCCAGGAAGGGTTCCCCGGCCGCCATGTGGGTCAGCCAGGAGAGCAGGAAATCGCTCTTGCCCACTTTGGGCGCGCCGCCGAAGACGATCATCCCGCCCGGCGTCAACACGCGCGGGGCGATCAGGTCGTCCGGCATGGGGGACCGATCATCCAACAGGTGGCCCAGCGAAAAGACCGGCAGGCCGGCATCCGCCTTGACCAGCGTGCGCGGTGCTTCGCGGAGCAAGGCCCAGACATCCAGACCCTCTTCGACGGCATCGAAGGCGTCCCATTTCTCGGGCTTGTCCGCAGGCACCTGCAACACGGCCACGTCACTGGCGCCCGCCGCGGCGATGGCCCCGGCGGCGCGCTCGGCGTACTCACGGCCGGCGGCATCGTTGTCCGGCCAGATCAGCACCTGCTTACCCTGCAGGGGCGACCAGTCGGTTTTGTCCACCGGTGCCTTGGCGCCGTTCATGGCGGTGGTGGCCGCCAGCCCTTCCCTAATAAGCGCATCGGCGGCCTTTTCGCCTTCCACGAGCACCACCTGCCGGGCACCCTTGAGCTGGGGCAGGTTGTAGAGCGGCCGGGGGTCGGGTGCCCGCATGGCGCGGGCGGCGACGTCCCAGGGCCGGTACTCCTTACCGGTGGGTGTGTCGTAGCGGTAGACGCAGGCGATCAGCCGGCCCTCGGCATCGCGGTAGTCCCACTTGGCGGTCGCCGGCCCCAGCTCATCCATCGCCGGCGCCTTGCTCCGGGCGCGGGGCAGCGGCTGGGACGGCACCCCCAGCCAATCGGCCACTGCGGCCATCAGCTGCGGAAAGTCCCGCGGCGAGTCCAGTCCCTGCACGTGCGCCCAGGCCTGCAGGATGTCCCCGCCCTCGCCGGTGGCGAAGTCGATCCACATGCCGGCGCGCTCGCCCTCCAGCTCAACCACCAGGCTGCGCCCGGGATTGCCCTGCAGGTCACCGACGACGAACTGTTTGCCACGGATCTTGCCGGCCGGGAACAGGTACGCCAGGGCCGCCGGCAGCCGCGCCAGCAGTTGGGCCTTGAGGTCCCGTGCGTCGTGGCCGAGGTGGACGGGCGCGCCCTGATCGGGTGCGTCGTTGAAGTCCAGCCATACGATGTTATCCGCCATCATGCCCGCCCTCCCCAGCAGCGATCCTGCCAGGGGCAGCGACGGCACTCCTGGTGACTGGGATCCCGGCTGATGCGTGGCAGCAGCTCGTGGGCATCGCAGGCCTGAAGCACCCGCACGCCACGATCCGAGGCCTGCTGGGCCAGCGCGCCGTCGAAGGGCACACACTCGAAGTGGATCTCCGCCGTGTCCTTGTTGATGGCGGTGAACAGTGCCGGATTGCGGCTGATCCCCGGGATCTGCGGCTCCAGGTAGGCCTGGTAGAGTGCGATTTGCGCGGCGTAGACGGGTTTGGCCAGGGTGACACCGCGCTTCACCACCTCCTTCCACGACCGGGCGTTGAGCGACTTGCACTCCCACAGGGCGGGATAGCTCAATCCCGCCGACTCCGGTCCGCCGGCGAGCACACCATCGACGTGTCCGCGCAGCCGACCACTGACGGCGGAGAAGCCGTATTGCTCGCCGCGGCTGGTCTCCGTGTAGAGCTCGAAGCCCGCCGCCCGCAACCAATCGATCGCCAACGTCTCGAAGACGTGGCCGGCGGCGAAGATACGCAAGGTGCGCCCCGCCAGGCTGCGGCCCTCGTCGACCGGCACCCGCAGGTACTCGTATTGCAGCGCCCGTTCGCAGGCGACGCCCAGACGCGATGCGCCAAGGTAGTCCCGGGGAGGCCGGGCCTGGGCCTCGGTCTGCAGGGCGACATCGATCCGCCCGGTGAGACTTTCCGACAAGGTGGGTCTGTGATTGAAGTCCAGCATCAGAACGGCACCTCGTCTTTGTAGAGCTCTTGCAGCGTCCGGTGATAGGCCTCGAGAATGGTGTCCACCAGCCCCAGGATCTCGGCCTTGCTGTACTGCCCCAGTCCTTTGTCCATGCCGACCTGCATCACGTAGTCGCCCAGCGGCCCGAGCACGGACTCGGCGGCCTTCTGTTCCAGATCGGTCCGGTTCATCGCCACCCCCTTGCGCTGCAGCTGGTAGTAGAGGTCCTGACAATCGCGGGAGCAGAAGCGGCGGAAACTGGCCCGACGCCGTTCGGGAGGCTGCTCGCGATTCGGGTCGAGCCAGCAGAAGCCGCGGGGCGGACGGTGGCAGACGGCGCAACGGTAATACAGATGATCTCGCACATCCCTGTGCTCGCCCCCTTTGGGGTCGCCTGCGGCGCTCCAAATCGCCTGTCCTGTCGATTTGTCATGCCGCCTCCTTCCGCTCTGCCACGGCGAAGATCCGCGACTGGATCTCGCGCTTGTTGAACTGGAAGGCCAGCAGACAGGACGCCTGATAGCGGGTGAGCCCGAAATCCTGGCGGTAGGCGGGCGGCAGATAGCGCAACTGAGCCGCCGAGGCCGGCTGGTTGAGCCAGGTGCGGGACTTGCGCGCGGTGTCCTCCGACTCGTGCTCGTTGAGCCAGTCGTCGGCCGCCGCCAGGCAGACGGTGCGCTCACCCGCCGCCAGCAAGCGGGTGGTCAGCCCCTTGCCGCCGCCGACGCCGTACCACTGCCCGCTCAGGAAGAACACGCCCGCCCAGGCCTCGAAGCCGGTCGCCATCAGCGCCGCGTCGTCACCGAACAGATCGCACCAGCGGAAGGAGGAGCGCTTGAGCAGGTCGATCTCGGACATCACGAAGTCGGTCAGATCGACCCTGCCCTCCGACTCCGAGCGCTCCCAGACGTGGCCGCACAGTGAGCACTCCCGGCAGGCGACCGGAACCAGAGCACCGCACTCCGGACACTCCTTCCGCGGGGCCTCACCGGAACCCTCGTGTCCGTCCAGGTTGACGTCCTGCTCCAGCGAGCCGTGCAGCAGGGTGCTGGTGCCGAAATCGAGCACGATGCAGTCGGACTTGTTCACGCCCGGGTATTCGTTGGGGTCGACCGTGCGCAGACCGCGGCCGATCATCTGGATCAGGGTGGACTTGAAGGAACTGGGGCGCAGCAGCACCACACAGCTGGTGGGTGGGTGGTCCCATCCCTCGGTCAGCACCGCCACGTTGACGACGACCTGGGATTCGCCCGTTTCGAACCGTGCCAGTGCCGCCTGTCTCGCTTCCGGCGTCAGGTCGCCGTGGATCAGCTCGGCGCCGATGCCGGCTGCGGTGAACGCCTCGGCCACGCTGCGCGCATGGCTGACCGTGGAGCAGAACACCACCGTCGGGCGACCGCTGGCCTTCTCCCGCCAGTGGCGGATCACCGCCTCGGTGATCGGCGCCTTGTTCATGATGGCTTCCACGGCCGTCATGTCGAAGTCGTCGGCGGTGCGCTTGACCTGGGACAGCTCATTCTGCGTGCCCACGTCGACCACGAAGGTGCGCGGCGGCACCAGGTGTCCCGACTGGATCAGCTCGGCCAGGGTGATCTGGTCGGCGACGTTGCTGAACACCGGGCGCAGCCCCTTGCGATCACCCCGGTTGGGAGTGGCCGTCACCCCGAAGATGGCCACCTCCGGATTGCGTTCGCGCACACGATCGATGATGCGCCGGTAGATGGGTGCCGCGGCGTGGTGCGCCTCGTCCACCACCAGCAGATCCAGCGAGGGCATGTCCCGCAGGTTGGCCTCCCGGCCCAGGGTCTGCACCATGGCGAAGGTGGTCTGACCCGCCCAGGATTTCTCCCGGGCGTCGAACACCGAGGTGGTGAGGGCCGGATTGACCCGCCGGAACTTGGCTTCGTTCTGGCGGGTGAGTTCGTCGCGGTGGGCCAGGACGCAGGCCTTGGCCTGGGTGTCGCCCAACCACTGCCCGGCCACGCCGGACAGCATGATGGTCTTGCCGGCGCCGGTCGGCGCCACCCCCAGGGTGTTGCCGTGCTGGCGGAGCGCAGCCAGGCTGCGTTCCACGAACACTTTCTGACGAGGTCGTAACAACATGGCGCGCCCTCCTCACTGTGCCCAGCTGGGACGGCCGGTGGGGGTGGCCGGC